GCGTTGTACCACTCTTGGCGGGGAACGTGGAGCGACATGGGCATGAAGTTGACAAGCAGGCCACGGTCAGTGGTGATGCCCATAACTTGAATGCAGATATCTTCCAACGAGGCTTCCGACAAGTCAGCAGCCGGCGACAGAGCATTGGAGAAAGTACCACCGGTTGCGAAGGGGTGAGCCGTCGAAATAACCGATTGACCGTCAGCAATGGTGTAGCTGGAGTTGAATGCGCGGTTGTAGAAAGTTGCTGCGATATTCTCAATCGTCTGAACCATCGAGAATGCGTTAGCCTTGGCACGGCGCATCGAGACTTGTTCATACAGATTGTCGCGCAGTTCTTCGTAGGTCACAATATAACCAAGCGCGTAAGCAACGTGGATATAACGCGAAACAAAGCCCTGGATTTCCGAGTCGTACGACACAGCCGAGCCTTCGGGCTTGACCGGAGCCAAACCAAAGCCCGTAACTTGTACATCTTCCTCGTAAGCCATTTCGGACTCTTCGATATCGAACAGATCCGGGTATTCCGGGGGGTGTTCGTTGAAAATCTGACCCCAGAATGCGTGGATTCCGGGCCAGAGTGCTTTCGGGTGCGAACCCGTGGTAATAGTACCGCCAACTGCCATGATTTATTCTCCTTGAATGTGAATTAGTAACCTACGGTGCCGCCACTGAAGTCGTGGTTGTTGAGGCACACCCACCAGCGTTGACCAAGGGTATAAGGCACGTTATCCACACGTTGAGCAGCCGAGATAATCTTCACGTTCAGCGTGGCAGTCGTTGCAAACGTGGTGTTATCCAGCGTGGTGCCCGACAAGTTCGAGGTTCCCGGTGCTGCATACACAAAGTTGGCATTCTTGGTGGTAGAGGTAGCAGTACCAGCCGTACCAGAATAAACTTCTTGGATTTCAAAAATAACGTCCGGATCATCCACAACGGAAGCATACCAATAGGTAGACTGAGCCGCAGCAGGACGAGTGACCGTTGCCAAGTTGTTGGGGTTGATTACCGGGCCACCTTGCAGCACGCCACCCATCGGGATAGCAGCAGACAGACCAACAATAACACCGCGAACGGTAGCGCCGGCAGTGCCGAGCGTAACAGTGGAGATACCGTTGGCATCAGCGCCAGCGACAATCTTCACTACGTCACCAATTGCATAAGCATTGGTATCGGACGGGGCAATCGCGTAAATGCGAACTTGTCCGTTCCAGAAATTGCCATTACGGTACATCACGGGGGACAGACCGGAAGGCGCGTTCAAGTTAGCCATCAAATTCTCCTAGAAGAGTTGGAAATATCCGCAGTGCGGACGTAACGGTTTACAGTATCTGACTGATTTTTATCTGCATCCGCGCCAACTCGACCACGCTTGATTTGACCATCAACCGCATCGACACGCTCCTGCGCCACTGCCTGATCTTCAACGAACCATTCGTTGCGTATTTTCATGAGGTAAGCCCGAAGTGCCGTGCCGTCCTCATTCTTGCCGACAACCACCGAAACACGGCTCCCCATGTCAGTATTGCCGTTCAAATCACTTGCTGATCCCAAGGAAAAGCTATTCACCATAGCCTCTTCCTCAGTAACAAATTCATACCCACCTTGCGTAGCCTGAATAACTCGGCCCGCATAATCATTTATCCAGTGCAAATGATAACCGTCTATTTCAGGGACTGCAAGTTTGGCCTTTGGAACACTCATTGGGATACGTTTACGCATACCCAATTGGTTCGTTTTGTCCTGATCTTTGCTGTTTGCCGGGTTATTCACCCCTTGCGTATCCTTGTGGCCCTCGTTCAAAATTACCGGAGCCTTGCCAAGTCGCGTGTTAATTTCTGACATATTGTTTCCTTTTTTGGGGTGAATACCGGGATGCATGGTTACTCGCCGAAGTAGTCTTTCACATACTGCTTACGCCATTCGGCCTGGGTCTTGTAAGCCTTGCCTTCTCCGACCAAGCGGGATGCGAACTTGTCGCAAGTCGCCTTGGCATCAGCCGGCAAATCTCCGTAACCCTTTGCGCCCGTTGAGCGGGAAGCTCCACCACGGGAACCTTCTACACGGTCAGCTCGGGTCGGGCGGTCTGGCAGTCCAAAGCGGCGGTCAACCTCTTCCGTCACTTTGTCCAAAAAAGCCTTGCCCTTCAGATTCGGCTCCATTGCCCGCAGGTATGCAGCAGTCGAAGTCGCAAACGCAGTGCGCTCACGATCCTGTCCATACCAATCAGAGTTCTCTTGATTCCAAGCAATAAACTCCGGGTCTTTCGTCGGGTCGGGCTTGTCAAGGAAATGGTCGCTCTGCTGTACGGGCTTCTTAGCCGCTTGGCTCTTCTTCTGCTCATCAAGAACCTTCATAGCCTCGTCAATCTCAACCACGGCATCGTAGTCAGATTCGCGTAAGGCTTCTTTTTTGTCCGACTTCAACTTCTCCAAGGCGCGTTCATACTGGCGCTTGGAATCCTCTTCGTGGTACTTCTGGAACTCGCCAAGAGCCTCAGTAGCCGCTTTGAGCAACTGCTTGGTCGTGGCATTCTCATTTTCCAGCACATCAAGGCGCTGCGTCAGACGCTCGTTGTTCTTGCGAACGATAGGCAAAACATCTTCACCACGGCGCACAAACTCAGCCGCATCCGTCCAACGCTCAGGGTCACCCTTGAACTTCTCAAGCGGAACCCATCCCATCTTGGATGCTTTAACGGTAATGTCTACTTCGCGTGAATCATGTTCACCACCACTGGTTTCAACTTCGCTCATTTGTCTTGCTCCTTAGTAATACGAAGAAAGCAGTCGCGATCATTGATAACGCGATACTTCTCGCCGTCAGCCGTTCCGATGGCAACGTAGCCGGCATATTTCGAGTAAATGATCTTGTCGCCGGGTTGGGCGCGGGGAGTCTTTTCATCTTCCCATGCAGCCTCACCAACTTCAATCACAATCGCCCGCTGTTCAGCCAGTTGGTCTTTGTTACGTACCATGTCGGGGAGAATAATCCCTCCGCTAGATACTTCTTCCACCTCGTAAGGCTTTACCAATACAGCCCGTCCAAGAGGTTTGAGTCCGGAATTATTGTCCATTTACTGCCTCCTCGTCCTTTGAATGGTAATCAACCAGACCCACAAATTGCTCGTAGTCCATGTTAATAACTCCCAAAAGTCCTTGGGTTTTTCCTACTGCTTGTGCATTAAGCAAAGCAGTTTGTTCCATCGACGGGGCTTGAAACCCGCCATTGGCCCAATGTGTTTTACCGTCCTCAACCTGCTTCTGGAGAATTTCCAGCAGTTCCTTTGTTACCCTGCTTTGCTTCCAGTCCTGCCATTCCAAGTTCGTGATCATCTTTGTTTTCCATTCCTTTGATTGCTAAATCGAGGTAACCTTGCAACGCAGTGTGCTTGGCTTCCTCTGCCTGTATTTGCAACTCCAAACCTTTCAGTTGGGTTGCCTTTTCAGCCCCACCAGCCTCAACCATAGTCTTGGCTGCTTGGGCTTTCAACAGTTCGATCTTGGCTTGAGTAAGGCCCTGATCAGACTGTATCTTTGCGGCAATCTCGGACATGCGGGCTTTAATCTGCATCTCTTTGATTTGCGCCTTAATTTTCTCAATTTCGACCTTGGGATTGGGCATGGGGCCGGTTTTCTGTACGCCGGGGTACATCGCCTCCCATCCATCCACCTTCAATGCCTTGAGGACGTTGCGCTCAACCGCTTCGTGGTCGTAGCCCGCCGTACCCATAGAATTCTGTTTAATCAGCATGGCTTGCTGTATCCGAGCCGTATCGCTAGACAGGTTAGGATCGGCAGCCGGCACAATAGAACGCTCCGACTCCATGTAGTCCTGCCGATACACTACGTCCAACTCGCCCGAGCCAAAATGCTGCTCAACCGGCAGATACCGAGCGTTCAAGATAAACAACTTCTTGAACTCTTCTTTCATCGATCGCCATATCCGCTTGAAGATGGCGTTGTAAATCTTCTGCCCTTGCTCAACCATCGAGCGGGTAGTCTCAGCCGGCGTGTTTTGCCCCGGATTCTCACCCGCCATCGCATCATTAGCACCCGACACCCGGTTGGTGTAGTTAATCAGCAGCGGCAGCAACTCAAGCAGGACTCGGGAAGGCTCACGCACCGGCAAAGGGACAATGTTCTTGTTCAGGTCATCACCCGTCGAGTCCACGCGCTTCCACTCCAACGGAGCAAAGGTGTAATTACCGCCGCGAATCTTTATACCGCGCCCAAGGAAGCCGCCGGCGGTGTTAGACATCGTTCCAGTGTCAATCAACTGGTTGATGATGGTGTTTACCGACTCGTTCAGCGGCCCAAGAAGGATTCCGAATCCAATGTCGTAGATGCCTCCATCCGGCGAAGGGATGAAGCCATATTTGGTAAAATACTCGATAGGACGTATACGAGCGATTCGCCCTCGGATTCGCTCCACATCTTGTTCGTCGAATCGGGCAACGATTCGCAATACAGTTTCTGAAGATTCTTCAACTGTGACAATGTATGGTTCTGCATACCCGTCCCCATCCAGATCAAGGTTAACGTGCTGTTCTATGCCGCGAAACGGAGTCGTGTCGTCCGGTTGCGGCGCAGTTTGACCCGTGCGCTTGTCAGACCTGTCCATGCCAGGGTTGGTTGACGGAGCCGGAACTCCAGAGAACCACATCTCTTCTGTAACGTCACGGTATACACCCCGCACACACTTCTCATGTATCTCGTTGCGAGACAGCGGGAATTTGTGAGTCTTTCGATCGCACTCTTCAACCGACTTGGCAAAGTAGTTCACCACCAAGTCCTGAGCCAACACCAACTCGGATACGTTATGACCCTTGGAAGATGAGTAGTAACTCTTCTTGAAAGCGCATCCAACAATGGGAACAGAAATCAGCATCCGGTCATGTTGCTCTTCCCACGACTGATCTTCTTCCAGCACCTGATAAGACATGTGCGTAGAAACCCGGTCTGCCTTGGCACGTTTCTTGCCATCGGGGTCTGATCCAATGACTCGACACTTAACCACATCGTTTCCAGACACCAGAGCAGGATAAGCCCGAGCGTGCCACTGGAGAGCAGCCACAGTAACCAAAGGGAAAGCGACATTAGATGCTCCGGGCCAAGGGAAAGATTTGTCCTTCTGAATTTGAAGCGCCAAATCCATAGCCGACTGCATCCGCTTTTCCCAACGGCTGCGCGATTCCAAATCTTTCTTGTAGCCTTCTACAACCGCACGACCAATAGCGTCCAAATCACCATCGTCGAACTGGTCGCAGAGGTTAGTCGCCTCAATCGTGGCTTTGTTCAGCGTCAGGTGATTTTCTAGTGCAAGCATTACTTAGCCTTATTGTAGGTCAGGAATGACTGCCAAGTAAGCAGACAATTGCGCCGTCTGTCCGGCAGAAGTGACCGCAGCACACTTCACCTCATAAATCACGCCCGCCACTCCCGCCGTAATCAACTGAGTCACAATTCCACCACTGATGGATGCTGACCCGCTGATTATGGAGGATGGCGAGGAATCTACCCCCGTGTATACCGTGGCGGTAACCGTGGCAGATGTTATGGTCTCAGTCGTCCCCAAACGCGAAGTGAAATCAAACGTGTAAAAAACTGAATCGCTAACCAGCTTGGGATTCTGAACTACACGCACAATGATATTCCTTATCTGTTGGGGGGCGACAAGCGGGGGGCCAACGACCCCCGTCCGCTGTACCATTACTTACCTAGAGGTAAGGATTACTTGTGGCCTTTAGCCTTGGTGTCGCCCTTGCCGGGGTGACCTTGGCGCGGGCCACCGTGGAAACCGTGACCAGCAGAGTCGTGACCATGCTCAGGGAACACCATGCTGTGATGGCCTTCGTTCTGAGAATGCTTGTGAACCACTTGGGCTTGCACGGCGTGAAGTTTGATACTATCGCGGGTAGCCATTTTGACGTTAGACATAGTAAGTCCTTAAAAAGATGAGGTTAGTAGCCAGCCAATTGCTTGTGTTGTTTCACAGCTTTGGCAAAAGTCGGGAGTATCTGAGTTTCAGGCTGCTTCGTCTTGGATTTTTCATTCAAGGGAAGCGGCTTGACGTTATGGGGCATCCCCATCGTTTTCTTGGTCTTAGCCATGTCTATCTCCTACGGAGTCGGGGGAGTTACGGGGGCAACCTCAACCGTGGTGACAGTCGTGGTCACTTGTTTCGTGGGCAGAGCCACGCCTGCAAGGTTGTGCAGTTCTTCAAACAAATTCTGAATCTCCTGCTCGATCAGGTCGGCAGAAGAACGGTTTACCACCGCAGTAGTAAAAGAACGCAACGAATCAATCAGGGCCATGTTAATTCCTTTAGTAGCCGGTAACGGCGCTTCTGCCGCTATTATAGTTGGGTTTTTGCTTTCGGATAGCAAGTTCTTCGTCATCAACCAAGTCATCTTCTTCGATTTCTGGCGATTCGTCAAATCCGCGAACCAAGATCGCAGTGCTATCAAACTGGTCATCTTTTAAAGCGTCCGAGTGTCCGGTGAATCGTAGGAGTTCAGATTCGTAGTCCTCATACCACGATCCTTCCTTATCATACCGCATTCCACCGCCGGCATGTCGCTTTTGTAATGGCCTGGCTCGTACCGCCTTATCTTTGAACGGCAGGATAACCGTGATATTAAAGAACTTGTCCCGCGCCTGCATCTCGTTGTAGAGGACGGTTTTAATCGACTTCCAAATAACCCCGCCTTCCACAATAAATTCGTCTGGCTGCCATTTGGAGTTAATGTCGAACATTATTTCAATCCACTCCAAAGGCTCCCACCTTCCTACGTACTGGTCTACGATACAAATAGGATTAGCCGCCGCGCCCATGATTTTCTTGCCAACGGTCAAGGAAGTTCTATTGGCGCGGTCAGCCTTGGACACGGCAAAGTCCACACCCACCTTGAACTTCCCAGGCGCGTCCTTGTCGGCGTCCGTCATTTCAATGAAGTCGTCTTTACGAAGGAAACCGTCCGTGTTATCAAACGGGTCGTTCAAGTATTCCTGACTGTAACCTGACGGGTCGCCTTGGCTGATGTAGTTGTCCCGAATAGACCGAAGTCTTTGTTCCGACCACATCTCCGGCCAGAGAATTTCCGAGAAGTCGTCAAAGGAGTGGTGGGCTTTATATAGGCGGGAAACCCATCCCTTGTCCTTCATAATCCGCGCCAGCATTGAATCTTCGTGGAGGATGGTGCCGTGCCACCTGACCAGACAGTTTCGGCGTCCAAGAGGGAGTAAAGCACGCATCACCCAATCTCGGAACTTGCGGCGGCGGTCTTTGTTCTCGACCTGCTCATCCTCCTCCATGTCATCGCACAAAATTAGCCCGGGTCGGCGTCCGTTCCATTTCAATCCTCGGAGTTTTTGACCAGAACCCCGGGCGATAAGCCGGAACTCGTATCCGTCTTTGCATCTGACCACGATTTCAGATTTTGAATCAACCAAGAAGTCGCCGCTGATTC